ATTTTAGGCAATAATGAGATTGATATAACACAGTTCATGGAAATGGAATTAGAACTTGTTTATAAAATAATTGAACTTATTGCAGAGAAGAAGAAAGAGGAAAAAGAAAAAGAGAAAAGGCGTAAAAGAAAGGGTATGTAATGGCAAGTAATGCAAAGTTTGAGGTCGAGATATATGGCAATGTCACGAAGTTCGAGAACTCACTTAAAGGTGTCAATACCGCAATGTCAGGGCTTAGAGGAGAAGCTAAAAACTTACGTGAAGCTCTAAAACTTGACCCAGCAAATCCAAAAAAAATGGAACAATTGCAGAAGAATTTACAAGCGCAGTTGGGCTTATCACGTGACAAAGCAACAAAATTAAAACAAGAACTTTCTACGGTTGACAAAGGTACGTCAGCAGGTCAAAAAAAATGGTTACAGCTTACTCGAGATTTAGGAACAGCAGAAACACAAGCTAATAGGCTAGAGAGCGAAATAAAGCAAGTCGAGGGCGCTATTAAATCAGGCTCTTGGAACATTGACGCTAAAATGGACACTAAAGGTGTTAATAGCGGAATTGAGGGCATGAAGTCACGCTTTAGCGGTCTTAGAGAGATTGCGGTAGGTGTATTCAGGCAAATTGGTTCAAGTGCTGTTAGTGCTGTCGGTAATGGCTTAAAAGGTTGGGTATCTGACGCAATGGATACTCAAAAAGCCATGATTTCATTGCAAAATACAATGAAGTTCAAAGGCAGTGGGCAAGAGTTTGATTATGTAAGCAAATCTATGCAGAATCTTGCTAAAGATACAAATGCAAATACTGAAGATACTATTAAACTTTCAACGACCTTTATTGGTTTAGGAGATACTGCTAAATCAGCAGTTAGTAAAACGGAAGCATTAGTAAAAGCTAACCAAGCATTTGGTGGTACTGGCGAACAATTAAAAGGTGTAGTTCAGGCTTATGGTCAAATGTCAGCAGCTGGCAAGGTTACTGCTGAAAACATCAATCAGCTAACAGATAATAACACAGCTCTTGGTTCAGCGCTTAAATCGACTGTTATGGAAATGAACCCAGCGTTAAAACAGTATGGTTCGTTTGCTGCCGCTAGTGAAGAAGGTGCAATATCTGTTGGAATGTTAGACGAAGCTATGCAAAAACTTGGCAAAGCAGGTGGTGGGGGAGTAACTACTATTGGTGACGCTTGGGATAGTTTCAATGAAACATTATCGCTTGCTTTGCTTCCTACGCTTGACGCTTTAACTCCTGTTATAAGTGCTTTGATTGATAAAATGGCAGGCTGGGGCGAAGGTGCTGGTAAAACTATAACAAAGGTTATTAAGTATTTTCAAGACTTATTTAAAAAACTGCAAGAAAATGCAGCCACTTTAGCATTTTTAGAGGCTTGGGATAATATAAAAAGCGCATTTGATTCCATAGTTTCTATTATAGGGAACGTCATAAATTCATTTCTTGGAATAAATACAGAAACAACAAAAAACGCAACAAGTATAGATAACGTAGCAAAGAGCATAGCTGTATTTGCTGGTAAATTTTCAGAAGTTACGAAAAAAATAGCCGATTTTTTGAAAAAAATTAGTGAAAGTAAAAACGCAATGGATACTTTAAAAGTAGCTTTAGTTGCTTTGGCTGGCGCTTTCGTCGCTATGAAAGTCATTAATGGAATCATTAAGGCTCAAGAGATATATAATAAGGTTGTTAAAGCTGGCTCAATTATACAAGGTGCTTTCAATGCTGTTATGTCCATCAACCCATTTGTGGCTCTTGGCATAGCAATCGCAGCCATTGTTGCTGGTTTAGTTTATTTCTTCACTCAAACCGAAACAGGTAAAAAGGCTTGGGCTAGTTTCGTAGACTTCTTAACGAGTGCATGGGACAAAATAGTTTCATTCTTTAGCGGTATTGGTCAATGGTTTGCTGATATATGGAATGGGGCAGTTGACGGAGCAAAAGGAATCTGGCAAGGTTTAGTTGATTGGTTCCACGGAATTGTACAAGGTATTAAAGATATTTGGAACGGGATAAAAACATTCTTTACTACCTTATGGACGACTGTTGTTACTGGAATTAAAACAGCATGGGCAGGAGTTACAGGGTTCTTCACAGGGCTATGGGACGGAATAGTAAATGTTGTTACAACTGTATTTGCAACAGTTGCTTCTTTAGTAACAGGTGCTTATAATTGGTTCGTTACAACTTTCCAACCCTTAATTAGTTTTTATCAATCTATATTTGATTTAATTGGTTCGATAATCAACTTAGCTTTTCAACTTATCTTGGCTGTAATTCGTGGTGCTTATAAATTAGTTCTTAACGCATGGCAAGGCCTGTCAGCTTGGTTTGGTGGAATATTTAATGCTGTTAGTTCAGTAGTTTCAACAGTATTTAGTGCCATTGGTAGCTTTGCTGTTTCAGCTTGGAATGTAGTTAGGTCAGTATGGAGTGCTATTTCAGGTTTCTTCAGTGGTATATTTAATGTTGTAAGGGGAGTTGTATCTAGTGCATTCAGCGCAATCGGTCGCTTTGCTTCAAGTGCTTGGGGAGTAGTTCGCTCAATATGGAATACTGTTATAAGTTTCTACGCTGGAATATTTAATAGTATTAGAAATATTGCAGCAAATGTCTTTAGTGCCATTGGCGGCTTTGCTTCAAACGCTTGGTCAATAATTTCGGGTATATTTAGCGGAGTCGGTAGCTTCTTTAGTGGAGTGTTCAATGGTGCTAGAAATGCAGTTAGTGGAGTGTTCAGCGCTTTTGGTGGCTTTGCTTCTAATGCTTACAATGCAATAACAGGAGTATTTAATGGTCTTGGCGGTTTCTTTAGTGGAATATTTGGAGGAATCAAGAACACAATAGACAGCGTTCTAGGTGGTGTAACAAATACAATCAATAATATATCAGGAGCTATTAATGGGATTGCAGGTAAACTTGGCGGACTGTTCAAAGGTTCTATGGTAGTAGGCTTAACAGATGTCAATCTATCTTCTAGCGGGTACGGTTTAAGTACGAACAGCGTATCAAGCGACAATAGAACGTATAACACATTCAACGTACAAGGTGGGGCTGGTCAAGATGTTTCTAACTTAGCACGAGCAATCAGACGAGAATTTGAACTAGGGAGGGCTTAATGGTAAGACAGTACAAAATACATACCAATTTAGACGGAACAGATGATAAAGTTTGGGACGTTACAAATGGAAAAGTTAGATTTTACCAACCCTCTAATTTAGGGTTACAATCAACTAATAATATTTGGCAAAGTAACGGTGTCGGCGTAATGGGAACACGCTCAATCACTCAACCTCAAATAGAGTTCAAGCTAGAAACATTTGGCGAAAGTTTAGAAGAAAATTATCAATTAATGAAAGACTTCATAAACGATATTCTTAACCAAAAATTCGTTACACTTGAATATCAAACAGAGATTTTTCAGGTATATGCTGACTTAGCTTTAGCAGAAGTTACTAAAACAGAGGGTTACGGCAAAAATGGAACTTTCAGCGAAAAGATAACTTTTGATATAATTACAAAGTGGTACACTTACGAAAACTTAACTTTCGATATGGTTCAAAATGGTAAAGTTATTTCTGGAAAGTCTAAAATTTATGGCGGAGCAGCACCAGGATACTATAAGTATGTCAAAGGAATTTCTTACACTTATTATGGAGAAACAAACATAGAGCGTTTAAGTCGTTGGGATATAAAAGACGAAATATTTAGTTTTATGGGGATATTATATCCGCAACTTCCTAAAACACCTACTGGAGTTAGGTTTTTAGATGATATTGGAAACGAATATACTGCAATTGTATTTAAGACGGAACAGGTACAGAATTATATTTTAATCAATACAGATGTAAATGATGAAATTTATCAAGGCTGGAACGGAACGACTTCATTGAATTTGTTCCCTGTAATGGACTTCGAGAGATACAGAACTCGTATAATTAAAAAAGGCCAAATGGAGCTAATCAATTTAACTAAGGCAGAATTTAAAATCAAGAGAAAGGCGGACTTCGTTTAATGTTGGAAGCTAACGTTTATGATAACTTTAACCCTAACTATTATAATATATCTGATTTTACTCTTCCTAACGGCAAAAAAGACAAAAGAGGTCTACCAATACCAAAGGCAAGATGTCAAGTTATTGACTATGAATTGTGGGAGACTGGTTATCTTTACACTTCATCGGCTACATTGACCGTTTCAGTAGAAGTTGGCGATATTGTTCAAATTCTCTTTCCTGAAGTTGTTCCAATTGAGGAAGCTCTAGGTAAAAAGAAAAAGCTGAATTTAGATATGGTTTACCTTGTGACAGATGTAGATGAAAGTAATAAAGCTACGTTAAAGAACTATTTTTGGGCAATGATTGAAAGCCTAGATGTTCCGAACGCAATAACTAAAACTAAAACGACAAACTCCGCTATCGTTGACTATTTGATTGACCCTAATAAGAATGAATTAATGAGTTATGGCTACTTTTTCAATTCAAGTATCTTTGCTGGAAAGGCTACAATCAACCGTAAAGCAGAAACTTCATCAGCTACTGACGTAGCAAAAAGGATATTTTCCAAGGTTCAATTCCAACCAACTACAACCATTCAGCATGCTTCATCTGAAACAGACCCCAGGAACTTGTTATTTATTAATTTTGCTTCAAGGAACTGGAATAGAAAAAGAATCACGACAAGGGTAGATATTAAACAAAGTGTAGCAATGGACACGGAAACAATAGTAGAACGTTCAGCTTATAATTTTGCTGTTGTGTTTATCAAAAATAAGGAAGCAGACGACTACATAGACCCTCCTAAAATGTACACAGCAAAAAATAACGGCGATGTCATTGATTATAGCACTTATCACGGAGACGGAACAGACTTGCCAGAAGTAAGAATAGTTAAAACATTATTTTATGATAGAGATGACCACGGAAACCCGCCAGATATATCTACTATTAAGGCTGAAATTTCACCCTCCACGATCGTCACAAGGTTATTCTTTAATCAAAACGAACTTTTGCCTTTGTATGTTAATGACTTAGTAGATATATGGTATGAGGGTAAACTATATTCAGGATATATAGCAGACAGAGTTAAAACAGAGTTCAATGATAGGCTTATTTTTGTAGAAAGTGGAGACAAACCGAATGTTATATGAGTATGTAGCCACTTATGGCGACAAATATAGAATAGATAGCTTTAAAGGGTATAGAGAGCTTCGTAAAGACCACTTAGAACTATTGTCAGGTAAAGTATACTATAATAGCGAAAACACGCTTAGAATTGAAACTACACTCTTGTATGAAGTTGGTCAATTTGTATCAATTGGCGGTTATCCGTATGGCGGTAGAAAATTTAGATTATTAGAACTTTCAATTACTGATAACCCAGTTTTAGATAAAGCGAAGATAATTTCAAGAAAGGTAAAAAATGACAATTAAAAACTTTACATTCTTTAGTCCAAATGGTACAGAGTTTCCAGTAGGTTCAAATAATGACGCTAAACTCTACATGATGTTATCAGGAATGGACTACACAACGTTCAGGCGTACCGACTGGAGTTCTCCTGTTAATACAGCCTTAAACGTTCAATATGTTAATACTTCTTTCATTGTGGCTGGTCGTTACTTTGAATTGATTAATGAGACCGTAGCCCTTAAGGCTGACTCATTAAACTATATTCACATTAATATTGATTTGACGAAAACGACAGAACCGGTTAGCGTATCTTGCGAAACAGCAGATAACAGTAATACAATTGACTTGAACAATGATTCTGGGGTTTATAAGCGTGTTGTAGACATCATTACAACTAATGGTCTAGGAGTGACGAACCGTGTAACGCCTACTCAAAAAACAACTGTGGGAGATTTAACTTCTAGCAAAATTATAACAAGAGATTTACAATTTACTGGAAACTTAAAAACTCCAGCGAAAAGAATTCTTTTTTCTGGTGCTTCGTTGTTACTTGACGGAGATGTTGTCAATGTTTCTAAAAATATATCAGACTGCGCTAATGGTTGGATTCTTCACTTCACAGAGTTTAAATCACATATGAACGGAAATACAAAAAACTCACTTAATCAGTGGTTCTTTATTCCTAAAGAATCAGTACAGTTAGCTGATGTAGGGCATTCTTTCGCTCTTGCTAATTCCACCGGCGGTATTGTAACTAAATTTGCATATTTGCAAGGTAATCAAATCACAGGTCATGGGGTAAACAATAACACATCTTCAAAACGATTCGCACTACAGCACGTATTGGAATATTGATAAATATAATTTAGAAAGCAAAATAAAATGGTAACTAGAATGATTTTAATGACTATCTTAATTTTGGCGATTTTATTCGCTACGTGGGTCAAAGATAGAGAAGAGATGAACCCACCTTTCAAACGTAGACTTGTGATTGATTTGACGGCAGTCTTCGCGCTATGGGTTTTATATGCAGTCTTTTACTTTACACAAACACCCTCAACTTCTGATATCGCTAAAACAGTGATTAACGTAGGTTTATTGTACTTTGTAGGACAGTTTATTTATTTAATCGCAAAAATCAGCCCTATGTTTGACGGTTTAGTTAAACTTATTAAAAAGAATGGTGTAAATATTCCTGAGGCGGAAGAAGAACAAACGGAGGATAAAAAAGAATGAATATAACTAACGCTGGTGTACGTGGTTATAATCCTACTGGGGTTGTAATTCATAATGACGCTGGTTCAAACGGTGCTAAAACTAGTTTTTATGATAGTTGGTTACCTAATCATGATCCAGAAGAGGGCTTTGCTCATGTTTACATTGCTTCTGACGGGCGATTGCAGGCTTCCGACTTCTCTAATATGGCATACCATTGTGCTAACTCATACGGTAATGCAAATTATGCCAGTTGGGAAGTATGCCAATCAGAGGGCGATTTAAATCAGTTCTTGAGGAATGAACAAGCGGTACTAGATGACGTAGCTAAGTATATGAAACAATGGGGACTAACTCCTAATCGTGATACTGTGAAGCTACATCAGGAGTTATCATCTACTTCATGTCCTAGACGTTCCGTAGAGGTACATGGTGGCACGGTGGAAAGTTGTCGCTCATACTTTATCGCAGAACTAAATAAGCGCCTTACAGGGCAAACTAGCACAATAGTAAACAATACACAAACAAATACAGAATTAGAGGACGACGATTTAATGAAATTTACATATCAAGTTAATACAAAAGACGGAAAACCAGCTGGCGGAATATCATACTTTAACGGAACAAAAGTAATTGGCTTAACTAATGGCGACCAATTGAATATCGTTAAGCAAATTTATAAAGATACGACAGGGAAAGAACTTAAACATTACGTTTGGAATGAGGGAGCGCCTTGGCACTTGCGTTTCTTACAAGCTAATAACATCAAAGTTGAAATGGCGCCGAACAAATAAAAAAGACCACCTTAATTGGTGGTTTTCTTTTGTAATTGAAGATATCCTACTTTCTATTTTTTACCATGTCGCCCAAGCTGTTCCACCTGAACCTTGGTATATGCTTACAGCTTTGTCTAGATATTCTTGAGGACTTAAGTTAGATACTTGACCATGTACGCTTTGATTAATCTGTAATAGTCCCCAGCACCCAATAGGATTCTCAACATAAGGGTTACCGCTCGATTCCTTATAAATAACATCAAGCCATTTACTAGCACTTGCTCCTGTCTTACTTGCCATGTAATTCGCTGCTATTTCAGGACTTACGCTAGACCAATTCGTCCCAATAATGCCATTAGTTGCTTCGTTTGGTACAACTCTCTCATTTTCATATTCTCCACTAACTTCTTTCGTCCTTTCGGATTCAGGTTGTTCAGTTTCCTTATCATGTTCTCTTGCGATTCTGTCAGTTTCGGCTCGTTTTTCAGCTTCAACTCTTCGTTGATTTTCCTCACTAACTCGTTGTTCTTCAAGTGCTTTCTCCTTAGCTTGCCTTATATGCTCATATTTTGCTTTCTCTTGCGTTTTAAACTCTTGTTGATATAATTGTGCCACAATATCATAAAAGCCCTTATCAGCCCTTTTATGAGCCTTTTGAATCAATACGATACTTCTAGTTGTGTCATCTGTTAAAATAAAGATAATTACTCTCCTTTTTTAGATTCAATTGCTTACCTGATTAATAGCTTCAATAATATTATTGCCAGCATTTATTAGAATTTCATCACTTACAGTTACATTCTTTCTTGAAAATAGTTCGTTCTCAATCTTCATAAAGTGCATTGATTTAGCTAAAAATTGAGCAGATGATTCATAATATAATGTTTCTAGTTCATCATCTGAAAGCTGCGTTAAGTCATCATTATCAAAAGTTGTAAGTTTTCGCTTAATCTCTTTGCCGTCTTCTTCTTCTATATAGTAACGTTTCATCTATTCATACCTCTAATTTAAAATTTTTCAATAATATACCGTTTAGAACCAAGCTCAAATGTGATTAGATAATTATTGAAAGGGTCTTTCTTGTTCAAGTCATTAGCAATCTTTCTAGCTGTTTGCTGTGGATATTTTGACCTGTTTATCTCACTCGTATATTTGTGTAGTATTATCTCATTGCCTCCCTTTGCATTCTACGCTTCAAACGTTGCTTATATAGATATTCTTTGCTTGGCTTTAAACTAGCCAATAACTCATCTAATAAGTCCAAAACCTTTCCTCCAGAACCTGCACTATCCATTTTTTTAAGTGTAAGCTCGTGCATTTCATCATCATTGAAAAACATAGTAAGATAAGGGAATGCTACGGTATGTGGTAAACTCAAGCGTGATTGAGTTGTATGTAACTTAGGCCATGTACCTGTCTCATCTTTAATTTTTAACTCAAGTTGATTCATTCCGATACCTTGCTCTTTTAGTACGCTAGTAATTCTTTCATATAATTCTTCGTTTGTCATTATGCTATAACCTCAATTATTTCTGTATGCTTTTTAACTTCATGCCTTTGTTCTTCTGGAAGTAATTCATTCCATTTTAAAGCCTCTTTTTTATCATAAAACTTACGTGATTTAATTTCTTTTTCCAATATCCAAGATACTGTGTAGTATGTGAATTCGTCTTTCATTATCCAATTACTCCTGTCTTTATATTTAGTCTTTGCTGACTTGATAAGTGATATAAATTGCACCACTTGCAGTAATAAGCTCTAACTGGTATCTTGCCAGCTTTCTTTTTATTATGCTGTGCATTTGCTATTGAATATAAAGCGCCCATTTTTGTGTATTTGCGTTTTTTACACATATTATTCACTAGCTTTCTTAACCATTACTTGCTTATAACCCATAGTACTTCCTTCAAACGTATCACTTTGGATTTCTCCTTGTTTAATAAACCCTTTTTGTTCTAATCGAATTACTTGTTTTGTTAATCCTTTTAATGTAAATGCTGATGCTACTTTAATTTTGTCCTTAGGTTTTCTGTTAAATAATTTCATTTGTTTTTTCACCAAAACTTTCTATTTTCATGTCTTCGTAATTAATTATCAAAAACACTCCATTCATTTATCGTAAATAATTCAAAGCCGTTCAGTTTGCTTTGTTTTTCAATTTCCACTTGATTTCTATCTAGGTCTGTCAGCAGTTCAATTACAGGCATACCGTTATCAAGCCACCTGATGACTGTATTAGCTTTAAGACCGAAATACTTAGCACATTGAGCCTTACAACTAAAGTGTAGTTCTTCTTCCGTCATAGGGTTATAAGCTACTACCTTTATAGCTTTTTGCATTGCCACTGTTTAACCTCCTTTTCTATAAAACAATATTATCAAAATACTTTATATTTGTCAAGAATTAACTTAGACCTCTTCAATAAATTCCAAGTATCTTTCATCAATCGCTTTTATCTCTTCTTTTGTGAACTCTGATTTGAAGTTATTTCTTTCTTCTTTGAAACCTAGGAAGAGAAACTTTTCACCTAATTCATTTTTAAACGAATTCAAATATCCTTTTTTGTTGTTCATCAATTTAACATTGTATTTTTCCATTTGTATCTCCTTAATTTCTATAAGACTATAATATCAAAAAAAGTCAATGCTGTCAAACATTAACTTTGTTCTTTTAACCAAAAATTAGATCCGCTTCTTCTTGTAATACTTCTTCAGGAATTTCAGCACCACTTACATCATATTGAATACTTAACAAGTACATTGTCCATTTTCTTCTAAACTCTTTATCTTTCATTTGTTCCTCTGTGAAAGTTGTGTTGATTCCATATTCTTCTACGATTTGTTGTTTTCTAGTTGTTAATACTATCATTGTTTCGTTCTCCTTCATTTCTATAAGACTATTGTATCAAAAAAAAGCCAATGCTGTCAAACATTAACTCTTTTTAATTATTTTATTCCTTCCCAGCGTTCAAAATCATCAGCTAGTTCTTGTATAAAGCCCATAATATCGTCAGTAGTGTACTCTGTAAGCTCATTCTCGTTACTTAAGTTAGCTAGCTCTTTGGCATAGTCTAAGGCTTTTTTATAGTCTTTGTCGTAGCTTTCACCATCTTTCTTGCCAGCTCTCACTAGATACTTCAATACCTGCATTGTATACCAACCTGCAAGCTCTTCGTAGTTAAAATTATGTTTCAAGTATTCGTTAAGTTCCATACCGTATTTGTTAGCATAGTGCCGATTTTCTTTTAAGTTCATTAGATAATTCCTCCAATCCATGTAATAAGCAACGTTGCGATTATACCTATCCAAGTGATAGCGATAAGTGTAAAGCCGACACCTGCAACTATCATTAAAGTTTTTACTGTATCTTTCATTTTGTCCTCCTCTATTTATAACTCTATTCTATCAAATTACTTTTACTTTGTCAAACATTAACTGTTCTTTGTCTTTCTAATTTGATAAAATTTATTCCAGTTTTCTATAAGTTCTAGCAACTTAGGTTCATCATATTCAGTAAACAGTTCAATCTGCGATGTAAACCAGCAGTGCAAACAGCGATCGCAACTATAACAGACGTTCACGTATCCTCTACAATCTTTGCAAACTCCTAAGCCATTACTCGTTGGTACATCGAAGCAGTGGCAGTATCTTTCGTCATTAAAATATTTACTTTTCATCATCCCCTACAATCGCTGCGAGTGATTTTTCTAAATCAGGCAATATCCAGTCTGTTTGAATAGTTCCTAAATGCCCATCATGTTTAATCGTTCCAATAACATGCTCGATATACTTTTTCGCAGTGTTAAGCTGTTCTTGGAGTTTTTCAACCAAAAGTTTGTCAGTGTGAGCTGAAGAACATTCATCACATACAATAAATTCTCCTTCTGGAAGCCATTCAGGTTCGATTGGTTTATCACAGCAATAACATGTTGTTTGTTTTATCATCTATTTACTTCCTTTCGTTCTAATCAGGTCAACTAATGCAAAAAAAGCATATAGTCCAATTCCAACTAATGCTATTATAATAATTTTACCAACTACTGATTCAATACTCATTTATTTCTCCTTTATTCTATATACTATTATAAGCTATTTTCTTTTAATTATCAAGCGATAAGTGCAATAAACCACTAATAAAATAATTGTTATTATAAATAGCGGTGGAATGAATACAGTTATCGCAAACCAAACAATAGATACTAAAGTGTAGATCATGATTTTAAGTATTAGTTTACCTGTTTTAGTTTCTTGAAAAGTTATATCCTCATCTAATGATGAATCATCTTCTGTTGAATTACCGTAAATTAATTCATTTTCACTTACGACTTCATATTGATTGCCGCAATAATCACATTTTCCATTAGTAATGCTGTGACTTCCGCAAGTGATACATTCTTTTAATTCCATTGTTGTAACTCCTTTTATTAACTCGATGTATTAAGTATAATAAAAAAACTCTAAGCTGTCAAGCCTAAAGTCTTATATGATGTTATTGTTCTTTCAATTTATTCTTGAACCAGATGATTCGTTCTTTGAACCAAGCGTCAACTCCTTCAGGACGTAGCCATTTCCCTTGTTTAACTCCGTTCTTTTCCATGAACTCAATCACTTTAGTTGGAGTTTCTGGTTCGTCCCACATATTATATTTTGCTGAATGGTATTTACTAAACATTTCAAGCGTTTCGATGTAGCTATCTTTCAAAAGTTCCGTGTCAAGCAATTTTTGGGCTTTCTCAGCACGTTTAGCGAGTCGTTCGTTAGCTTGTTCCAGTTGTTCCTTTTGTCGCTGTAAGCTCAAATTATGATTGATGTAAGCAATCTGCTGTGCATGTCGTCCAAGTTTACCTTGAGTGTTAAGCTCAATCAGTTTAGCCATTCCCTCGTCAAGAATTTCATCAGGGACAAGATTATATTTATATTTTTTATTTGTATTGCGTACGTAGTTGTCAAGCGTTTGTTTGATTTTAAGTTTTTTGTGTAATTCTCGTAGTGTTGTCATAATACTCCCTCATATATTTTACCAAACTTTAAAGCGTTAATTTTTACTAACTGTTTCAAGTCTGATATGAATTCCTGTTCTCCGTCGAAGTCAAATGGCATTGCCACGTTTTCCTTGATCCAAGTGAAAGCTCCGTCAAAGTCTTGTCTTAGTAAGCTCATCTTATCCACGATATCGATAATTTGCTCTCTCTCTTCTGCTGTATACATAAAACCAACTTTCTAGAAAGGAAGTTCTGATTCATCAACTTCAATCGGTTCAGATTTTCCAAATAAGTCCTGTTTAGCTTGTGATTGACTACTATTATCATTAGAGATAAACACTTTTTCAACTGTGGGGAAAACAAAGTTGTAATTTACGTATTCGCCTGATTCCTTAGCTTGTACACGTCCACTGACCGTTACGATGTCCCCTAATTGAATGAAGTCAGGCAAGAAAGCCGAACCATAAGCAACTTTTACATTAGATCCCTTTTCTTTTTCAAACAATGGAACAGAAATAATTTTCTTGTCGCCTTTTGCTGTGTTTACTGTTCGTGTATTTTTTTCGTTCGCTTGTGCTGTAACTGTGATAATTGCCATTTAATTATTCCCCTTTTTCTGCTTCTTGCTGTGCTAACCAAATCGTCATGATGTCGGTAATTTCTTTTTTAGTCTTATTTTTCAAGCTGTCAATATTTTGATATCCTAGCTGTTCAGCTCGTTTTATAAGTGGCTGGATCTCTCTAAGTCGTTGCTTTTCTGCTTCAAGTTCTTTCTGTTCTTCTGTCAAGTCAGGCAAGTCTTCATTTGCATAGATGTATAATCCTAATCCATGACGAGCGATTGCCTTAACTAGTCCGCGCTGAATGGCTTTATTTACGTCCATTGAAGTAATTTTTTCAACTGGGATAGATTGGTTACGATAGTCCATAACAGGTAGATACTCGATGTGTTCTAAGCCCTCAATAGTCATACCAACTTTAACCCAAGCTGTCCTACCGTCTGTGTGATAGTTTAACCCTTTTTCATTTTCATAAACTTTACTGTTAGCTTCAGGATATACTTTTTTTACTTCAGACCATGCAAATGCCCAACTCAAATAATCAAGATTGTTCTTTTTACTCTTTTTATCATTAACGTTGATGACACTTAAAGTTTCAAATACGCTCATTCGACAATCTCTTCTTTCCAACCTTGGTTTTTAAGCTCTTTAGTAACTTTTTTCACAACTTCTTCAAGCTGTTTTTCATCAAATTTAATATTAATTGTTTCAACTTCGCTCATTTTCTCCTCTTTCTACGATAAATACGTTCCCTTGTCTTGTAATTTCTATATCATACTTAAGCATTGGTAAAATGTATCCGTCATCCCAGTAGTTCCACAAGTCATTTATTAAGCCATATAAGCACTCGTTAGGTTCTGCCCTATACTTTACTTCGTTCATCTCTTCAAGCTCTTTATATAGCTTTCTAACGCCTCTAGCGTAATGTTTACTAGCTTTTTCTCTGGCTTTTAAACTTTTGTAATTGCTTTTCATAAATGAACTTTCTAATATCTTCTTTTTGCTGCTTTTCCTCTTTATCAGACCAGCCAACTTTTTGGCCTTTTCGCTTGCCACTTTGATAAACTCGCCTGTTATCATCAGGAAATCCATTTTTCTCGAAGTATATTCTGGCATATTCAAAATAATTTAAGCTGTTGATGTACTGCTGACTATCTTTTTTATGATAACTAAGAGTTATTAATCGTCTTTCAGCTAGTGATTCAAAAGATGTTATCATACTTCTTCTTTATAGAAACCTAAGTCTTCAAGTGCAACATATTCCTTGCTGTTTTTTTCTACTTCTTTCGCTCGTTCAATACTAGCTGTTAATTGTGATTGTACGCCAGTATAATATAAACGGTTCAATCCGCTAACATCAGAAAAATTATGAAACTTAAATTTAGGTTCAATTACTTCATAACCATTAATAATGGCATTTAACATTTTTTCTTTTTCATCAAGAGTAAAAGGTGTCTTAACTCCAAGTTCGTAAACTTCTCCTATTCCATCTCTAAGAAAACTGTCCCAACCCCAACTAGAAATATAATAAAATGCTAGGCTTTTATCATTAAAAGTTTTAATAAATCTGTCTTGTTCTTGCGTTAATTTAACTACCATTTGTTAGTTCTCCTTTATTTCTATATATACTATTATACCAAAATTATTTATTATTGTAAAGTATTAGATGATGTTTTTCATTTATTTCTGCTTTTAATTGCAATGCCCTAATCAATGCACGTTTAGAATAATCATTTTCGCAAGCTGTATGCAACTTTTTAGACTGTCTTACTAGAAATTCAGCACGGCCAAGCCATACTTTGAAAAGTTCATCATTGTGCCATTCTGCTTTTATCATCTCTTCTAATGCACGATATAACCAGCCATACACTTCAGCGTGTAAATTAATAGCTTTGTTTTCATAATTAATCATTTTCTGTTACCTTTCCTTGTCCTTTTGCTAAGTCTAAGAAAGCCTGTGCCGATTCTTTCGTTGTCTCTAATGGAGTTTCAACCTTTACTTTTTCAACTAGTTCGCTATCTGGTTCTTTTTTTGATTTATTGACACAAGTAAATACTGAATCAACATAAGAAAAGTTTAAATCATCATCAAACTGGTAACCACGCGCTTTTACTGATAGCTTAGAGAAGTCGTTATGTTTTCCACGTTTAGGGCTTAACATCAGCATAAACTCCGCCCAAGCTGTAAGAGTAGAACCACCTAAGGCATCGCTAGGTTTTACCATATAGGCTTTGTCGTCCATTGAGTTTGCATAAGCTGATTTGTTTGCATGAGCTACCAGTAAGAAAGTTACATCTTGGAAAAGCAACTTCAAGCGTGTAATTCTTCTAAGCATTGGTTCAAAGTCTTTACTGTAAATAATATCTCCATCTCGCAACATTGTCATCAGATTATCCAAAATCACGAACTTTATATCATTTTCTTTAATGTACTCATATAATAAATTCATGTGGTGTGAATCATCGAGCATAAACTCGCCACCTGTCAAAAAATGTAAGTCTTCTGGTGCAGTATCTTTATTTCTAAGCCGTTTATTTAACTCTCTGTCAGTATCCTCATTATCTATGTATAGTGTCTTGCTTCGCTTTGTGTCATAACCAAAAAAAGGAAGTCCCTGCGATACCATTAAAGCCATGTGCATTGCTAGAGAACTTTTAAATGACTTAAACGGTGCTACAAGTATTCCGGCTTGTGAGCTAGGCATTAAAGTATCAATAAGCCAGTCATCTTTTAAATTTATTAAGTCTTCACGCTCTTTTAAGTGCTTGGCTGTCTGTACTTTTTCAAATATATTGGTCACTTTTTAATTCTCCCCTTTTGGTTTATAGTTTTCAATACATATATTCCGTGTAATGTATTTTCTTGGCTAGTACACCATTCTAGGTTATTTAAATCGTTATTTTGCTTGTTTCCGTCAATATGGTTTACTATTTTTTTATTTTCTGGGTTAGGAATAAAAGCGAATGCTAATAATCTATGTTTTTTCACTTTCAAAGTTCTACTATCAAAACTTACTGAAAATTGATAATAACCGTCTTTGTCTTTGTGCTCTTTTTTTTGTTTACCGTTTTTAGAAAATAGTTTTCCGTCTTTTGTTAATGTGTATCTTTCTAGCGCTTTTTTATATAATTCATCATTAAACTTCATTTATTTCTCCTTTAGTATATAATAACAAAAAAGACTTGAAAAGTCAAGCCTTAGTTC